TGCGGCGTAGGAAAAAACTCGGATTTTAGAGTCGCATGTCTATGCGGTTTGGTGGTGTCAGCGATTTGGCGACGGTCATGCGTTGTTATTGGCGGTCATTGGGCATCATTTTGGTTCGCTGAGCATCATTTGTTCTTAGTTGATTCATTTTGGTTCAATGATGTTCATTTGCGTCGCATGACAATCATTTGGTCGCTATGAAGTTTTTTGATAATCATTTGCATCAGCGATTGTCATTTTGCGTCTATGACTATCATTTTGGTTCAATGATTATCTAAAGGTCATACGCAATCATTTAAGGTCGCGGTTACCTCGGGAACTGTTGCATGACCTGTGTGCAGCGAGCAGAGGGCTTTGAGGGTCGCCAGCGATTATGTGGTCTGCAGTCCAGGGGTCATCTGCCCGTGCGGTTCCACCACATATCCAGCAGTGAGTAGCCGTAGCCCTTACCAGCGCAGCGCGTTTCGGATAATCACCCTTGTAATGCTGACGGCGTGGTTCACGATGTTTCAGGTCATACATTCGTTGGCACTTATTACATCTACTACCGCGTGGCGTAAGCCCTCCACAATTTAAGCAAGGTTTATTCAGCGGCATTGGTGTCGTTTATCGGTTGCCAGATTGAGTTACTGAAACCGCGCACTATTCCATCTTGATTGCAATAGACCCATGTGGGCGAGTCTGGGTCGCAGTTGCATCCGCTAATACGACGCGGTTCGTGATGAACAAAGTATTTACAGGTCAAACATAGTGCAACGAGACGACTCATATTTTCTGGTGTTTCTGGTTGATGATTTTAGGTACGGTGTTTTCCCATTTGATTTGATGATGAAGGCGTGGATTAGTAGGGCCCATCTGTCTTACCTTTACGCACGACGGAGCCATCATTACCGTATACATGGACTTCATATATGTGCCTGTGTCCAAATACATTTCAGTCATACCACCAGCGAGTGATTGAGTAATGGCTGGCACCAAACATAGTTCATTTAAAGTAAATATCTTTTCGCCACGAATACCATTCATCACATAGGTATTCACATCGTCATTCATGCGACCCACGAAAGTAAGCGGTCGTTCAGTTCTAAATATCCATGAGTTCATCGCCTTACGGTTAATGAATTCTCGTTTGCGTATTTTGCTTCCGCCGATATGGTCACCGCCCTGCGACATCGCCACCGTAACCGCATCGCTCGCTTCCATAAAGTCAATCAACGCCTCAAATAATGCATCCAGTTTTTTCGTAGGTATTCCACGCAACACACCATTCTCAAGTTTCCGATAACCGAACCATTGATAGTCGTCATCTAACTGAATGTGATAATCCAAACCGAGGTCACGCGCAATATCAAATGCAGCGTTACGGGCGAACACCGTCGCCCTTCTATCCGTGCGCGTATCAGCGATATCAAAAGTTTTTCCGATAGCCGCTTTATCAAACATCACCACATTCTCTTCACCGAACACTTTGCGATAGTCGTCGCCCGTCTTATCTTCGTTGTCAATCACGATAACGACGCGACCCGTGTACCCATATTTTCGTAGCGTGTTATAAGTCAGAACATTGTGTGGTCTGCCATGCGTCAGAATGAACGCGGCATAGTTGTATTTACTCGTCATCTTCGGAGTCTCGCAATTCGGAAATTGTTTTAGCGAATACTGCGAAACCATTTGCTATCGCATCTCCAATGTCAATAATTACGAGTGCCGACTGTTCCATCAGCCGTTGCACCTCTGGAGACATATGCGGATAGAACTCGGCAATCTTTTGATAATTAAACACAATGTGTCGTGTAGCCGCTGTCGTAAGGAAGTTTCGTATTTCGTCCGACATATCTGTTTTGCGGATAGCCTCAAGCAGTTCATCTGTTTTCGTTGTGTCAAACAATTCTGTCGTAACAGGTTCTTCTCCAACGATTTCGTATTGTGGGATTTTTGTTGCCTGACTATAGGTAACTGAGTCGGCACTACCCGTATCAAACTCCAATGATTTAATCAGGTCATCCAAGTCGTTACCCGAATACAGCGTCTTTTCTAGTCCTGCATCGCTCGCGCTTAATTCTTTTAGCAAGTCAATAAGTGCGCTGTCGTCATATGATGCCAAGTCATTTGTGCGGTTATCGGCAAGCAGAATTCGTACCGCTTGGTCGTCATCACAATCAACATAAGTTGCTGCGATTTCGTTCCAGCCAAGAGATTTTGCAGCCTGAAAAGTGTGATTGCCTGCAAGAATTTGATTCGTTGACCGCTGCACCACTATCGGTCTGTATTGACCATGTGCTTTTAGTGATTCGGCAATTGCGCCGATATCGCCTTGCCGTACATTCTTTGGATGTACGCGAAACTGGCTAATTGGTTGTGCAAGTGACAACAACGATTCTCTGATTTGCATGGAATAACCTCCGCCAGAAGGTTAGCCTACATTTCTGAGAACCTACGACCATTGATTTTCTTATTGAAATGGCGAATGTTATTGGCTGGGATACCCACCCTGTTCGTCGGCAGCATTATTGCTAACAAATCCGATGCCGACTGGCTTTTATATCCAGCAGCGACTATTGCTTCCTCGCTTGGGAATACATCCGCGTGGCGTTGAACGCCGATTAAATTATCTTCCAAACCGCCTGTGGAGAACAGATAGCGAAAGTTAATGGGGAATTCGGGGTGTGTCATAAATAATGAAACTTCTTTTGTATAGGCGTAAAACAAAACATCTGGAGTTTGTTCTGCAATAGATATCCATAGATGTAAATACCAGTCCTCAAAGAAGTCTCCAGCGTCATGTATCCGAACTGCCTTACCGCCTGTGTTAATCCATTTTCTTAAATACGGGTCTAACAATTCCATTTGTGCACCTTCAGGAAGTTTCCGCGCAACACCATCGGGTCTGAATTTGCGTGCTTTTAATTCGTCACACATCATCTTCTCAAATTCGTAGGGCCCATTTAACACCAATTCCAAATTGCGCCGATGTGCTTCCTTCACTTTCGGGAATAGATATGTTCCATTTCGTGCATAACAAACTTTTGCACACGCACCAGCCTGTGGGCAAGTCACAAATAATTCGTTATTAGATAGGCGTGTGTACCACGCAGGAATTGTCCAGTTCCAAATACCGTGTGGCTTTAATTCGCTATTCTGAGTTAGTAACGCCATGTGACTTCATTTCTATTGTTTTAGTGCTGTGCACATTTGGATTACGACAAGTTGGTGGGAATGTAGTGCGAACAAATAAATTAACTTTTTGCCCACATTTCGGACAGTACCAGCGTTCCTTAATCTTCGGTCTCACTCAATCCTCGCAAGGCAAGTCCAATCATCACACCAGCGAGAACAACAATCATTACTGCTAAGAAAGCATCCAATATCATAGTTCCACGCCTTGCTGAATATGGATACGCAAGCGTTCTACCTCTGCGCCTAAAGTCTTAATCTGTTTGATGTACGAATCCACCAAGATTTGTTTCTCGTTCAATTCGGCTTCCAATAATGCGGCAAGCGTTCTAGCGTTTTCTCGTTCCTCGCGCAGCCGTTCATTAGATGTTTCTAGGTCGCGTGTCCGCGCCTGCCATTCAATAAGTTCTGCTGTGTAATCACTCATTGTTTCTTTTCCCTCCGTTTGATTTCGTTCTTTAATCTGTCAATTGTTTTTAGTAATAGTTCTTCGTCTGCCTTGCCGACATACATTCTTTCCAAAAATCTTATCGCAGTTCTTAAATCATTGGTAGTCATATTGCCCTTTAAGTAATAGCCCCACCGCCTGCGGAACGACGATGGGGCTACGACCTTAATTGTTATCGGACAAGTGTTAGAAGTTTGTTGACCGCTTCCCTGTCCTTCGTTTCTGTTACTCCCGTGAGTGTATCCATCATGTTTCGCTCTGCGCGAATCGTGCTGCCACGAGTCGGACGGAGATGCTGACGGAAAGTATTAACTGATTGGATAACGCCGAAGCCTGTATTCTTCCAAGGGCTAACACGAGGGTCGTTGTTCCACAGGTTCATGTAGGCTGCACGGTCAGCCTCAATTTTAGTTAAACCTGTTTTTGGTGTTTCGGTGTTAACTGGTGGCAATATCCTGTCTACGAAGTTAGAGAATTGTGTATCAGTTACTTTGATGTCAAGTAACTGCTTAATCTCTTTTGTAAACGATTCGCCCAATTGGAATACGATGCGAAGAGCATCACGCGCTTGTGACAAAACCATCTGACTGTTTGCCGTATGGCGCACACGATATTCTTGCCCATCCTCGCTTAGTGCTGCTGCTCGCGTGTTATCACATACAACGATGGTTACGACTCGCTTGTATGTGGTTGCGATGCTGCCGTTAAACGAGGTTGTTGCAAGCAAGTGAGGACGAAATTCAACGCCAGAAACTTGCATATTCTCTGGCATCTCAATCTGTACCCACGCAACTGCACCGCCCTTAAGTAATCCAGCGGAACCGATTGCCAATTCACTATCGTCAATCAGGTCAGAGACCTTGCCGAGCAACGCTTCGTCGTACTGGTGTGGAACATACGAGGAACTGGGAACACCCAGAACTTCGTAGGTATCGTCACGAACAATTGCCATTCGGTTAGGTACTTGAGTTGCTTCGTGACCTTCACGATGTACCCACATGGGAACTGCTTGTGCTTTCCAGTTAAACAAACGCCGACGCACATCCTCAATTGGAATTGCACCTGCGTAGTGATTTGCTTCTGCACCTTGGTCGGATGCTTTATAGTGCCACGCTTCTCCGCGTTGCTCTGTGAACCCAATCAGAACATTCTGATTGAGCCATTCGGATGTTTCGGTACTCACTTATTTCCTCCTGTTGTTGTTGTTGTTTCTCGTAGCCTTGTGGCTGCGACCCTATGACGGCGGTGGGCTGCTGCCCGTCGCTCATATTCTGCTTTCGTTGCGGATACGCCGAGGTAGTAGCCGATTGATGTATGTACAAACATCATCAGCACTAAACCTACGCCTACCCAATCAATCCCACTCATTATTTTTATCCTCCTTATTTAATCAGTTTGACTTAGTGATTTTATTTTCGTCTATCCACTTTTGGAAAATACGACGCATGCGATAAGTGTCTTGGCGTTCTTTCTTACTCATGAACTCGTACTCCAATGCTTCTTCAATGCGGTCAAGCACATCCATAATTACTTCATCAATGATTGCAGTAATTTCTTCATCGGTTGCTTTAACTTCATACCAAACTGAATTGCGATATCGTTGCGATTTTGCATCGCATGTTTTATTTATGAATGCAATGGCTTCATCCGATAAACCAATTTCTTCTGCACAGTCACTCATGTAAGTGATATCTGCGTAGACCATTTCGTGAAGTTTAAGTGTTTTCATTTTCCTTCTCCTCCTCGGTTCCCTTAAACCGATATTCCTATCTTACTACCCCTAATAGAAAATTGCCAATATTCATTTGACGGCGGTTTTAGGGCCCTTTTGAATTATGTATGGATGAACCCAACCACAAGCGCATGTGTTCTGATATCTGGGAATCTCCCCAGCACAACGCCAGCATGATGTGGGTCGCAATGTTCGCTCTCCACGTTTCACGAAACCTCTGTCGTGTTCCGTTACCCAATGACTCATCTTGTCGTTAATCGTTGCAAATTTCTTATCGCAACGATTGCAGTCATACTTCAGTTTCGGCGTTGCCATTTCGTGTGTCCTCCTGTGTTTCATTATTCCATCCTCTTGGTTTGCGCTGACGACAGTTTGGGCAAATGTCTTGGTTGCGACTGAATGCCCAGCCATCTTCTTTTGCTTCACGACGAGCCTGACCGATGGAGCCGAGATAATTATCCATTTCGGTACTGCACTTGTCGCAACTAATACTTACTTGAACTATTGCACTCATTGTTTTCTCCTTATTCTTGTGAATCGGCGTACTGTTGCATGAACGCCAATTCTATTTTTCGTACTGATTTTAATACTGCGGTGACCTGTTCAATTTCGTCAGTCAGTCGCACATTCATTCCGTCCATCATTTTCAGGCGATTAAGTGCCAGACCTAGATGTTCTCGGATGTAATCGTATTCTTTATGACGTAATGCCATGTCATGGCGTGTGTCGGCATCATCAACTGATTTGATGATTGCACTTACTTCTATGTTGTGTGCTGTTTTCGTATTCATATTACATCCCTTCATTTAGTACTGCGTTGATGAAACGGTTGCGGTCAAAACGAGGATTATCATCCTCAAATATTTTGATTAGCCCTTCCATTAATGCTACTGGTTCTGTGCATTCGCACAGCAATTTTGCAATTGCTTCGTAGTGTTTTTTGGTCATTTGGTTTTCCTCCTGTTGTTGTTTATTTTACTTAGTGTTTTCGCGTGCTGCGATGAATCGCTGTTCTATCGTGTATTCCAAACCTGCCGCAGATGCGGCGAGTTGCTGTGCGGCTGTGTATGCATTAGCCCAATTCCCTTCGGCTACTGCTTGACGCAACCAGCGCATCTGTGCATTTACATCTGCCATTTCTTCGCGGATTGCTTTCTTGGTGTGTTTCGTTGCCATGTTCACGCACCAGCCTTTTCGGTCATGCGTGCCTTGTCTGCAGGACGCACAAGTTCGGTCAGCGTTTCAACAAGTTCGGTCAGCGTTTCAATGCTGATTCTGACTTCGCGATTGTATGAACCATAAACAGAACTTACGCTTCGTCGGTCACCAAAGCCAAGTTCGGTAATGCGCTCATTCAAATAGTTGATGCGGTTTCCGTGATTGATTGCGGCTTGCTTATCTCGCTCATCGGCTTGCTTTTGACGCTCAGCCGCTAATTTCCGTGCAACGATTGCTGCGTTGTAGAAATCCACGAACGATTGTGTCTCATTGACGCATCGCTTAAGACGAGCAAGTGGCACATTCTCTTTGCTGATACCTCCGTAGTGGTCTATTTGGTCTACGAAATTTGTCACCGCTTTTTCAGAGTATGCGCTTGGCGAAGAAGATTTTTCCCCGTCAGCGTGAATTGCATTGACATACACAATGGTGACTGATGGTGCGGTGCGACGATATGAAACTTTGGCTGGCTGATTTTTTTCTTCATCGGTCAGCAGTCGTGCATATCGTTTCCAATTGCTTTGCCCTCGTGCAACCTCAAAGATTGCGCAAGTGTCATACTTGCTTGTTGCTTTAGTGATATCTACCATTTTCATTTGATTTTCCTCCTGTTGTTGTTTATTTTACTTACCATTTGCCGATAGTGATAACGAATGAGTTGTAAGGTTCAATGATGATGTTGTGGCTCAGTTTGTAGTAACGCTTCTGGCTGTGAAGCCAGTCGCAGAATCCGAGTGTCCATTCGTATTCTCCAGACTCCCAGATAATCTCTTCTGAATCGGTGCTGCGTCCCCATTTGTATTCGTTGTCGGGGATGAAAGGTGCGTCGTCTTTGTTGTCAAAGATTTCGCTGCCGTAATAATCATTCATCGCCTTTAGCACTTTTCGTGCTTCGGACTTCGTTACCTTTGCCATTGTTTTCCTCCTGTTGTTGTTTATTTTACTACTACTTGACGAATACTTCGTTATTTGCAATCTGAAGTAGCGCAAAAACTGTGTCTTGGTCAAGGTCAATCAAGAATGCAACATCGTTAATCTTCTCAATAATGTGCTTTTCTTTAGCGATGTATTCATTCACTCGGCTGCCACCCAAGTACGCGCTATAGCCTGCTTTCATGTTTTCCATATGAGTAATCAAGCGATTCAAGTCGCTGATTTCTTTCTCTGCTGATTCTTTAATGTCCTGTCGGACCTCTCTAAACTCACGAAGGCTGTGAATCAGAAGATTAAAAACCCTTTCCTCTGTGCTGTCCAGTTTGGTCTTGCGAACGACCTCCCCAAATTGCCAGATGCCCATGACTTTTCGTGCTTGGTCTGATGCCCAGTCATGAAAGTCCGTGTATTCCTTTATTGCTTCTGTGATTGTTTTGTTTAGGTTTGCCATTGTTTTCCTCCTGTTTATTGGTTGGGGTGGTTCCCCGACCTGTTAAAAACCACCTTACAACCTATATCCGAAAAATCCCAATAGTGCTTGGTGGTTTTTGCCCCTAGAACGACCTATCTATGCGGTTCTAGGGCTTTCTCAAAAATATTTTGGAAAAACCCTTCCTAGCAGGCGTTCCTTTGCGAAAAAACAGGTAGCCGCATCAACCCACCACGAATCGCAGTTGCACGCAACACGCAGCAACACAACGCGACTCACGAGAACCTATTGCAAACTCCAAGGTCTCCAACTGTTGCCGTAACGATAAATCAACAACGCAGCATAAAGATTTACTTTAGGTTTGTACAAATCTTTGCACGAACGCAACACACCGAAATGTTGCAGATATCCATTCGGATAATAACGAGAACCGCGACACCAAAAACCATTGATTTGAGTCAAACCATGTGAACCACCGTTCGGGTCACCCTTGAAATATGCATTAGCGAGACAACGCGACTCGCGCCATATCACATAGTCAAGTTTAGGCAACAAGTCTGATGACCAACCAACAAACTTTGCCAACGCCCACCATTCAGGACAACGCGCCGATGCTGGCACAACCAAATCAACAACCGCCGAAACGCTATCCGTGCGTGGCGGCGGCGGCGGCAACGCAGACCCAGAAACAGGAACACACCAAATACAAACTGTGGCTATGAAAAGACGAATGAAGCGAGTCATGCGAAGAAACCTTGTCGCGTCACGAGCAACAAATAAGGTGCTCTCATCTTAGCCCTCCTTTATGTTTCAGTAATCAATGCCACCAGTTCGCTGAACTCATCTAAATCTACTAACACAATTCCGCGACTCGTACCGTCTGCCATCGCAACCATCAAAAAAGGTCTGATATCGCCAATTGCTTTAGCAGCATCAGATTGTGCTTTCGCATCACGAAATCGTGTAGCAATCGGACCAACTTGTGCACCTGCTTTTATTTCTACTCGGAACGCGCCACCCCAATTCTCTTCATGCCTTGTTAGATGTCCTGTTAAACCAAGTTTTCGTCTAGCACGACGCGCTTTGCTATCGCCCTTTGCACGATTTCGTTTACCGCGGGCCCTAGGGTCTCCGCATCCACGCACACGACGCTTACCATCACGCCCCTCACGCCCAAGTAATCCATACAACGGACACTTATCCTTCACAGAACATTTATCTTTATCGCCTTGACATTCACCTTTACGCTCATCCATAACTTTTCCTTTCGTTATCTTCGTCGCGCGCGCGCCAACGAAATATCCAACAACAACATTTAGTCTTTCACAAACAGCGACACCACCCCCAGGGCATCCACCCGTCCGATTCTCGCTCGGTTCACACCAGCCTGCACCCATTGATTTGTGCACAGGGCTTTCCCTGCCTTTCTAACGGGCGAACTAATGACTGTTAATCACCGAGGATTTTCACCTGCATCCGTTCTTACGCGACGGACGACGACACCTTGCGGCGTGTTCTATTCAGTTGTTATCGGGGAACAAATACAGCGCACTACATAGTGGTAGTCCTGCGTTAATTCCGTACCATCATCTAGTTTTTTTACAACTATTTTTCGGCGTACACGCTGACCATTTTCGTCGGTCGGTATTATCCATAGAACGCCATTACAAATTTCGCACTTTCTATCCGAACGCACAAACAATCGGTAATAAAAATTGTGCACTTCCTTCAGTTTCGGAAAGAAATTACATTCGGCAACAATCTTTTTCGTTAGTGCGCGACCCTGTTCTACGCTCATCGCAACGATTACATCGTCATGCGACCACGCATCAACAACATTCTCGCGGTAGACATCATTCGTCGGGAACGCACCAGCGATACGATTCACCATCGCCCTCACATTTTCAGGTGTCATCGGGCTTTAATCCAATCCACCAACTCAACAAACGCACGTAACACACGCTTCGGTGCCATAAGAAACACATCCTCCATCTGTCTCTGTTTGTCGTACTTTACATCCTGCCACCACAAAGCCACAGACGACACAGGAACGACGACAATCGCACCCGTGCGTTGTGACACCATGCAATATGCCACAGGTTTCCTAACCTTGTTAGCGAAACCATGCGCCGTATCTACAATCAAATTATCTGCAGGATAATCCCTTGGATTATTACCGAACACACGCGATGACGATTTAACTTCCAACACCCCTGCAGTCGTAATCACATCCTTTTCGTACAGCGTGAACCTGTGCCTATCGGCTACAGATTTAGCGAATTCCAATGGTTGTAATTCTGCTATCACATCATATTTAGCCAATTCGTCTACTACATAACCTGCATATTGGTGACCTAAACGAAACGACGCTTCATAATCAAAACTCATCCCACGAGTCGCTTTCCCATAATGCTGCATTCAAATGAACACGCCGTTTTGAACGACGCTCGTTTGGTGTTAAGCCACCGAATAAGCCGTATCGGTCTCCAGTCGGAATATTTAACTCCGACAACTTTAAGCATTCAGCCGTTACTGGACACACTTCACAAAACTGTTTGCCTTCCTTGTATGGCGAACCTGTTTGGAAACGCGAAGGAAAGAATAAGTCAATTGGTGCACCCAAACATGCTGCTCGTTTACGCCACGATTCGTTGCCAGTCATTTATTATTGCGCTTTCATTAGTGCGTTTATGACTGTGCTCGCATCTCGTTTGGTTAGCGTTGCGATATCTTCCACAGTTTTATTTAGCACCTCCGATGAAAACGCCACTACATCTTGCGACTTTTCCGATGCCAATTTATTCAACAGTTTTAATTGTGCTTCGGTCACCGTGATACTGGTTACCGATACGCGCTCTTTTATCTGTTGCGCCTTATTATTTGCATCGTTAATCATCTGTTCGCGTGTTCGTTGCGTTGGGTGATTAATTGCATTTGGCTGTGGCTCGCCTTGTTGACGTACAACTTTTTGCATTTCTTCACGCGACGGACGAGGCGCAGACTTGCTTTGGAACTTAAAATTAGCAAGTGCCCTTCCGATTGCCGAAGTTTCTGCATTTTCTACATGACTTGTCCTGTTGACTGGGCTGGCATCACGCAGTTCTTCCGCGTAACCAGTTGACACAGGTTTTTCGTCGGCAGCATCCTTGTAAATCTCAGCAGCGAAAAGAATCTTGTTCTCGTCGTAGTGATAAATATTTGTGTGAATGCGACCGTTTGGGTATTCTTCCCAGAACTTAGCCAATCGTGTTTCTACTGTTTCGTAATTTGATAAATCAAACCTAGACATAATTCCTCCTAGTAATAGTTAATGAATAAAAACTTCGTATTACTGATGTTTGTGTTACAACCTCCCTTTAATGTTTTTTGTTCTCATCACGCGAAACGGTGCGCCTTCCTTTTCGTATTCCAAAACCAGTTCTGGATGGTCGCGCTTTAATCCAGCAATATCAAGTTTCTTTCGTCCTGACTGCTGTTTCCATGTCACAACTGGCTGCTCTTCATAAATGCCTATGGTTGCATTACGCAGCAAATCGGCAATACGGTCCTCGGCTTGCGACTTCAACAATTCACCTTCTGCAATAAGTTCTTTTGCTTCTACTAATTGCTGTAGCCAATGCATATCGCTGGTCTGCAATTCCACAATTTCTTCTGTTGGTTGGAACAACTTGCTAATTGTAGAAGCGGTCATCATTCCATCATCAACTTCCGAAGGGTCGTGATTGTCAATCGCTTTACCAAGTCGTTCAGCCGACTCAACCAGCATGTTCACCCACTCATTATTGTCGGGCAGTTTATGGATGCTGATGTTTTGGTCAATATCAAGTACAGAGAAGTACACAACCGCACCAGTTACATACGCTTGCGCGTATCCTTGCCACAACCATTCACGCGGTAAATCTGATGCATCACGCACACGATAGCGAGCGGTTGTTTTAGCCTCAACAACAATGTTTGGTTGCATCGGACAATCAACGCCATCCAGCGTTACGGTAAATCTGCCTTTACGATAAACAACATTTGGTGTTTCTATTGGCAGACCCAATGCTAAACCTGCTTCCGAAACCAGAATCGGCTCAATTAGATTGCCCTTCCGAAAAGTTGGTGTTTCCACTCCGACCTCTGGTGTGCCGAGTTTTTTTGCCATTAATTCTGAACGAGATGTGTATGGCGAGTCACCCATAATGCTTGCTGCTTCGGATGCACCAAAAGTAACTTTTTCTTCTTCGTCACGGTGACGGTCCATTAACCAACCGAGTGTTCCGTGCGGTTTCTTCGGTAATACTTTCATGTTTCCTCCTGTGTATGTGTTGTGACAACTATACAAAGACCCTGTAACACGGTTGGGTATTTGGTGGGAGTCTCCCCCGTATCGCAGGAGGTTCGTTACGAGGGAGACTCAACCGACGCAGCGGAGAAGGGGACGCTGCGTTATGAGACTACAATAATCCGCAGTACCATTCCAACAGGCACGACAAGTATGCCGTCATAATCTTCTTCGCTATTTTGTGATTGGGCGATAACTACATAGCCTTGTTTTGCTTGTGGAAGTAGCCAACCGACTGATTTACAGATAACACCTTCTTCGTTAATCTTTTCGCCGTCCACCCAACTTTGGTCAATGCTGTATGCATCCATCCATTCCACGATTACGGGTGTGATGCTGTTAGGTAGGTCAAGCATTACCAACCTTCTTTCTTTCGTTCTTGACAGAATATGGGAGCCTGAAAAGTAATGCCGTGTTCGGGTGTGATAATTGCCATCGCCTGTTGGGGAACTTCCATACCGAAGTTGTTAATAAATGCGTACTCGTCCACGCCTTTCATGCTTCCATTAACAATTAGCGAAGGACTAGGTAAATATTGATGCCAATGTCCGAGCCACAGCGTAGAAAAGTTTTGACCTGTCGCTAAATATCGTTGTGCTTTTCGTGCACGCAACCTCATAATCGGTGGATAAATACCGCCGATACCGCCACCGCCCGTCGCTTGGTCGCCGTGCGTAACAAGTTGACCGTGCCCATACACATTAAAGAATGCATCTGAACCTTCTGGAATCGTAAAAGTTATGTATTTATTCTTAGCAAAGTGGCGTTCTAGTTCTTTTGCAAGTAGCCAATCAAAGTTTGTGCGTGCGCGTAACTTCATCCGCGGCTTTCGTGTAGTGCGCCCATGATTACCGACAACAGATACGACATGAACTTTCCCAAACTCCTTGTGAACCATATCTATTGCTGCAGCCAGTTGTTCCGACCAGAACAAAAACGACCCGAACATGGTGTCGGCATTAGTTTCTGTTAATTCCTCATGGATATCACCAGAGAAAATATCGCCACCCAGAATAAGAACACAACCGTCATACTTCATCCCAGCCAAATAATGGCGTGTCATTTTTACAAAATTATTAGCCCATGAACGCAGACGAATTACTGCAATACTTCTGCTGTAAGCATTTAATCCATCCACTTCGGCTGGATTAACCACTTCGTCTAAATGTAAATCGGACAACATGGCAACTGGTGTAACAGATTTTGCTTTAGGTGCAGATGGCGACAACCATTCAGGCGGTTCAATATCCGATTGCTCAATTTTCTCTATGAAATTAAGGGCCCTTTCGGCAAGGTCCAAACGCTCTTGTAAGTTCTGCACAAGATGCAGGGCTGCATCGCGTTCCTTCCGAAGTTTATTGTCGGCAGTTTTCGCTGCTGCAAATTCCTCATTTAGCGACATTGTTGCGCTGCCTGTGAGCCCGAATAGCGTTTTCACTTATTGGTAAATTGCGTCGTATCATAACTTTCACAATTGCAGATGCAGAAATCGTTGCATCATTTAATGCGTTAAGAAAATCTGCGTTGTCCTCGTCATTAAGTTGCTCACAAATCTCCGCAACTCGCGTCACATAAATACGAGAATTACGCGCCTCGTTTATTTCGTTCTTCAGTTTCCCCATGTAGTCCTCCTTGGTGCCATGACAAGTGATTACTTAGTTCGTCTTTTACCCTGTCTAACTTAGTCTCTGTTCGTATCGCAACACCGTATAGGTGTTTTAGTTGACTTTGCACAACATTGTGGTCTTGTTTATTTTCTTTACGCAAATTCTGAATAACGGCGACAATAATTGCTCCGACTGCTGTGATAACGGCAACGATAATTATTGCGAAACTGTTATCCATTTCATTTTCCAATTCAGGTTATGTAATCAACTAGTTAAGTCTATCGCCTGCAATATAACGAATATGCCATGGCTCATCCTGCAATTCCCACGACCAACCTAGCGACGGTGCAACAGCACGCAAAAACCTAAGCCCTCGGCGTGGACACCCCTTTGGTTTCGTCATAATAGAAACGGTACGACCATTCACACGCAAAGCACAGTCCACCGCCAGCCCCCACCCATGATTGCTTGTTTCGGGCGTAGCCACAGGCGCGCCATCATGCAAATACCATGTTTCACCATTCCAAGTGCGCGTTACTTGTTTTGTGCGTCGCGCATCAGGATATTTACGCATACGCAAAAAGAACAAATGTTCCTGCTGACTCACCGAACGATAGTCACCAATCTGAACTAACACCAAACCTTCTTTGGCTGCCTCACATTGTAATTTTTGCCACGCCTTTGCTGCAAGATGATGCAATCGCCCAGACGGTAAAATATCCGTCAACAATTCTGGTGGCAACTTTCCATTCTTTACGCCACGCAAATCTGCAGGCATAGTAATTGGAACAATAGGTAATTTACGCATCCGAACCGCGACCGAAAGCGTGGTCATTCGGGTTAATCCAACGCAACACAGGCGGAATCAAAGCAGCAACAAACGCTTTTGCTACATCATCCCAAGTCCATTCCAAAGTTGCCATAACAGCAATAACAGCACCTAACGCTGAGCGCAGATACGACAAACACATTTGCCACTGCTGTTGAGTAATCCCAACCTTTACAGGTTGTTTCTTTTTAGATGTTGCCATCAGTTGTCACTTCCTTCCAACTTGTAGTGTCCTCATCCCAATAATAAAACTTTCCATCCGTAGGATACGAAACAGGTGGTTCCCATTGGCAGGTGGCTTCATTGAGAACCCACGAAGCAAAAGGTTGCGGCGGAATAAACGCATCACGAGCCGCATCAAATATGTAGCCGATGCCAGCATAGTTTTTGCGGAACGTTGCGTTGAAACTTGTTTGCTTCCAGTTAGAACCTAACCCCAAACCTGCAAGGAAGTCAATACCCTGTTGTTCGTTATCTGGTGCTGGGTCTGGTGCATCATCGTCGGATACCGAAAGAACCCTCAGTACTACATTGTTTTCGTCTAGTTCTGCAAAATATGCCATAATAATCTCCTTACGCTACTACGAGTGAGCCTGTGTCGTTGAAGGTGTGGATTGTGTAGATGCCCGAGGTAGTGATAGTTCCACCAGTAACAGTAAACGGATTATTTGCCGTGACATAACGAATGATTACGACACCCTTACCGCCAGCACCACCAGTAGCGCCACCACCGCCACCACCACCACCACCCGTGTTTGCTGTACCAGCAAACCCAGACTGCTGGCCACCGCTGTATGCGCCACCATTACCGCCACCACCGTCACCGCCAGTGCGATAGGTCGCACTTGTACCGCCACCAGCACCACCGCCAGCACGAGTAACCGATGAACCAGTTATGGACGAAGCAAGACCGTCGCCACCAAAACCAGCAGAATCCGTGTTTCCCGCTTCGGTTGCTCCACCCCCGCCACCGCCGTAGAAAGTTGGCGAGACACCGTAGCCATCGCCACCGCCAAACCCTTGATTCGCTGTTCCCGCAGCAAGACCTTGTGAACCGCCCGTGTTCGGACCAGCACCACCGCCACCCGACCCACCAGTTTGAGCAGCAAGATTAGATGCGCCACGCCCGCCACCAGTTGAAGTAATAGTCGTAATGTCTGAACCAGACAATGAAGTATTTGTTCCACTTGTGTTTGCAGAACCACCGCCGCCAACCGCGACTGTGTATGTGTTCGGTGTCAAAGTAATGGTTGCTTCGGCTGAGGAGTTCCTTCCAGAACTTTCACCGCTTACCGAAGAACGATAACCCCCCGCACCGCCACCACCACCGTTGTAACTTGTGCCAGAACCAGAACCACCACCGCCACCACCAGCGATAACCAAGTATTCAACACCAGCAATTTCATAAACGGGTTCAGTCCAAGCATTACCGAACCATTGACCAACAAGAGTACTGGGGCGAGTGCGTGCGCCTTTCATGCGATCACCAAACTACCTGTGTCATTGAACGTATGAATCGTGTAGTTCCCAGAAGTTGTAATGGTGCCACCCGTAACTGATGTAATCCGAGCATTTGCCAAATCTGCGGTCAGGTAACGAACGATTACAACACCCTTGCCACCCGCTCCGCCTGCACGATTGACGGCATTGTTGTCAAACAGTCCACCGCCACCACCGCCACCGGTGTTTGCTGTGCCTGCGCCAGCGTTAGAGGTGAAGGCCTTTGCGCCTGCACCGCCTCCGCCTGTTCCAGCAGTTCCACCATTTCCGCCATCCTTGCCCGAACATCCGCCACCGCCACCACCACGGGTAACAGAAGAACCTGTGATGCTTGATGCCGAACCTGCACCACCAGCACCACCGTTGCTTTGGTCTGTCGCACCAGAAGCATTACCGCCAACACCGCCAGCACCACCACCGCCACCACCAGGATGATTCCCAGCAGTTCCACCATCACCACCAGCATTGCCTTGACCTGATGTGCCAGCCGCACCATCACCAGCAGGACCACCACCGCCACCAGAACCACCTGTTGAACCGTTGTTTGTGTTGCGACCACCACCGCCACCACCCGTTGAGGTGACTGTTGAGAATGATGAGTTTGAACCGTTGGCTCCATTTGTGCCAGAGCCGACTGCCCCACCACCACCTACGGTGGCTGTGTAACTTCCTGGACTCAATACGAGGGTTGATGTTTGGTATCCACCGCCACCACCGCCGCCACCGCCAACATCGCCAGCGGGACCAGCGCCGCCGCCGCCACCAGCAATGACTAGGTATTCAACTGATAGCGGTGCCGAACCCAAAGCGTTACCAAACCATTGACCCACCAGAGTTGATGGGCGTTCACGCTGACCGTAACGCAAAGTCATCAGTCAACCTCAGACAGTAATCTGATTGACATACCCGTGAATCGTCACCACATTAGCAGTCGCACAAAACGCCTTCACCTCAAGAGCCGCCGAAGCATTACCCTTGATAAGAAGCCCAGGGGCTACAAGAACCAAACCCGACTCGGCAGCAATCGTCAATTCAATCAAGTCATCAGGTGAAGTCGTACCACCCCACTCAACCGTCAACTTACGGGCAGTCGTATCCGAGTTCACGGCATACAACCAAATCTCGTCGTAGGTTGTTGCGGTTGATGAACCAGTATGAATCGTCGTACCAGGTGTAGCCGTAGCCGCAACCTTGATAGCACGACCATCAGTAGAGCCAGACAGTTTGACTTTCGTAAATGTTGCCATTAGTTATCTCCTAACTAAATACCTGAACTTGAAGAATATCTGCACCGCCAGCAATCGCAATCCATTCCGAACCATCATAAACCTGCATCTGGTCAATATCCATAAGATAACTAACCATTCCCTCAGCAAGTGTCGGTTCACCAGCACCACCGAACGCTGCTGTACGAGCCGCTTCGTCAGCGAAACGCATCACCGCTTGGTCCATTAAATATGTGTTGACCTGCGCGGCGGTAAGAATATCGCCACTTACAAAGAGTTTTGCACCTGCACCTGCCATAGTTACTTTATGTTAGCGCATTAAGTGCATCTAATACACCATAGACAGCATCATCTAACTCAAATGGGAATAACACATAGGCATCTGCCATGGCTATTTCCAATAAGTGGACATTTGGGGTAATTCTGTGGGACAAGCGTTCTACGGTCTGATACTTAGTAATCGTGGTTGGACTGCCTGTTTCATAGTTGCGTTCCACCGTAATCGTGTCACCCAACTCCAATTGGTTAAGAAGGGCCCTATCCCCTGATACCTGTGCCGAAACATTAAGTAACATATTCTCAAACCGATACGCTGGCTGGGAATACAAGGAAAGTAGTTGTTCTGCAAGGGTAAGCGCGGCAGCATCCGTTGACAATAACAAATCAGTAAGTGATAGAGAAGTAATACCGAACTCAGTTTGACTACTCACATCATCAGCAATCTGCGTGGTACCTCCAATTATCGTTGTCAATACCTTATTGTAAAGAAACTCCTGCCCAAACATAATGCTTAAATCCTGATATTTAATACCAGAACCTTGCGCATCACTAAATGCTGCAGCAGGAGTAGCAAACGCAGCAGACGTTCTGTCCCGAAATATCAGGTCGCCATTCCGTGCAACAAAAAAGAAACCTTGTTCGGCATCCGCAATCTGTTGAGCATAAGTTAAAGCATTAGTGTTGCCGTCAATTTGATATGCGCCAAGTGTTGCAGTACCAGAACTTATATTGGTTGTTCCCTGATAGTCAATTTCTGGTAATGCCAAAAGATAATTAAGTCGTGCACCAGACAACTGTTCCGATGGTGTCCTATCTTGGTCCGTATAAGTATTTGCCAACAACACAAAGTCATCGGCAGCAGTAACCGTTACATCCGAAATGTCTGTGTTCTTTCCAGTCCGATATGACAAATCAATGTCTGTAATTCGTCCAATAAAAATCTCGTCACTACCGAGTTTTATAGTTACCTTGCGACGCGGCGTAACACCAGACCGTCCCGTGCTTGTATCCCAATATGGGGAACTTTGATTTGTTGGGTCAAATCGCCTGTCATTATTCAGCAAAGTAATTGACGAAATGCCTGCAGAAAATTGCGACAATTGGTCTTGTCTCCCACGATTAACAGTTAATTGTTGAACCAACGCCGACACATCATCGCCTTGTAATGCGCCTTCTAAGTAGTAACTATCCAACACGCTTCCATCAGTAGGTTCACTACCAGCACTTATTTCGGTTCCTATCAACCCCCAAGTGCCTGATGATGTGCTTGCGTTAGCCGTTCCCGACCACGACAACGCACCGTCTTGTATGTACCCTGTCCACGAGTCGCTGTACGAACCGTCAAAGTAAGGGCGAAGCGTTGATGTTTGTTCTACTATCGCACCGTCTACGTACCACAATTTAGCGTTGGCGGTAGTTTCTTCTATTGCCCAATCCATGCCAACGGTATTTGCTATTGGTGTATCTGCGAATGATAAGCGCACCCAACCGTCAGTATCACTAACGGTAGTAGCCGAACTAATTTGGCTTTGTTGATTTGTCCCGACTGCCGTATATTCTCGGGTGCGAATACGCAGTGAACACGACGGCTGACCTGCCGGTACTTTGACGTATGCGCTGAACTGATACGTAAGACCTGGCGTTACGGGTATCCGATTTGCTGCGGTATTGGCGTACTGAACTCTGCCAATGACGACAGCGTTCTTGTTTACCGCTAGGCAAGCGGAACCTATGTATGCGTCAGTGGTTATTCGTGTAATAGTTGCCGATACCCCGTACCAGTTGGTCGTGTTTGTCTCAAACGATGGATTGGTGACAAGGTTTGTGCGTGTCACCTTCGTGGAATAATCACCAAGCGTGAAACGATAAATGGGGAAACCAAGTTCCATCAGAACAGTAAGTTCTTCTCCAGAAGCAAGCGTTGTTGGCATTAGAGAAACGCCGTGTATTGAGAAGTAATCGGCACATAACCATTCGTGCGTTCATACTGTTTCAGCACATTTACGATATCCGATGCAACTGCCTGTCCGTCAGTTCCCATACCAGCATTGATAACAACATTGATATTTGCACGCTCAGTATCCGTTATCTGCCCTGCGTATAGGGAATCAACGAATTGAGCCACATCAGGCAAGATAACTTGACCATCGCCAGACGGCGCAATAGTTGTTGGCGTTGTAACGGTTGGAACCACCACCTGTCCTGCATCATATTTAAGTTTTGCTCGTGCTGCTAACAATTTTCCATATTCTTTTTCTAGAGAATTAAGTTCTCGTTGAGCCTCACCAACCTCATAAATAGCGTCACGCTCTCGTTCTTGCGCCTGAACAACGCGGTCAATTGCATCCTCCTGAGCCTTCTTCGCGGCATTAAGTTGGTCTAAAACAGTCTTATATGCATCGCTGCCTTCTTTTGCCCCATTGGTTGCTTCATCAAGAGCCTGTTGTGCGCGAGCCAATTCACGAGTGGCATCACGCTCACGGTCAGTCGCATCTTTAACAGACAACTTTGCTTGCGCTAAAGCAATTTCTGCTTCACGAATTTTCGTCGCATTTGTTTCAGGGTCTTGACGCTCCTTTGCTAAATCTTCTTCGGCTTTCTGAACCGCGAAAATTGCTTCCTCAATACCATAAGCCGAACGCTCAACATCGCGTTGTGCCACATCCAAATCTTCCTGTGCAGTACGCGCCTGCTTACTATCTTTTCCATAACCATTAACAACTAAATTAAATTGGTCTTGCGCTTTTACTAGCGCATCGTTTGCTTCCTGCAAATTCTTCTGGGCATCAGCGGTCGCTTTTGTTGCATCACGCAACGAGCGTTGCGCCTGTGTTTGAGAACGCAATGCCTCCGTAAACTTACGCAATTTTTCCTGAGTAGTCTCAACTGCTTTACCCACCGAACCAGATTTTTTGTCGCCAGTAATCAACGCGAGATTTGCATTTGCCGCTGCTAATTCATCGGTAGCCGACTTTAACGCCACCAAATCTTTATGTTCGGCTTTTCTTAGTCGCGCAAGATTTTGTTCTGCAAACTTTACTGCGTTTTGAGCATCGGCAAGTGTGTAAACCTTTTGTGGGTCAAATGCTATGCCCACTTTGTTTCCGAAACCAGCCAGCCGACTTTCAGCATCAACAATTGCATTGTAAACATTGTAAATTGCTGGTACGGAGTCGTTAGCGGCTTCACCTATACGACCAAATGAGACATAACCGATTTCGCCAACTTCCCCAAGGTCAATTCCAATAAACTTCAGAGCCTTACTTATCAGATTGTTGGCAGTAATAAATGAGTTAATAAACTGAATGACCGAGTTGACAATTTTTTCAAGGGCCCAAATAACAGCATTAGCAACCTTGTTCACGACATCCCGAAAGCCCTCAAATTTTATGTACGCTGCAGCAAGCGCCGTGATTAAAGTTAAAGCCAACGCGACTGCCCTACCCCAAGGCGTGTTTAATAGTGCAGTATTAAAAAGGTTGATAGAAATTGTTGCAGCAATAGCAGTTGCTCGTAATGCCACAAATGCTGCGGTTACTACATAAATCGTGTTGCCCAATGTACCCATATTGCCAATGGCATTCATTATTTCGCCAGCCGTATAGCGAAGTGCGGCACCTAAACCTTCCTGACCCACAATACGATTAAGTTCACGAATAAAATTAGTCAACGCTTCAATTTTTGGTGCGAGTGCCTGACCAACAGAAATCGCGGTATCAACAATCGCGTTTTTTGCCAATTTAAGTTGCGACTGCAATGATTCCAGTTGCTTCTTCGCAATATCTTCCGTCGTGCCACCAGCCAAACGCAACTGTGTCTCATAAGTTTTAATCGCATCAGATGTTCCCAACAATGCCAGAATGGTTGCAACAGACCTGTCGGCAAATCCTAACTGCAAGAGTGTTGCTTTTTTGGTTTCATCAGATGCTCCACTTAGAGCATTTTCAAGGTCTGCAACGATGTCTGCCATATTTCGCAGGTTCCCATCGC